CCTGTAGCCATAATCTTTATTATACCACCCTCTGAAGTTGCTTTTTGAAAAATCTCATGATATACTTGGTAGTAACACCTACCAAGGTGTTATTGTTTTCTAAGGAGGAAACTATGATTAAATTTATCGAAAGAAACAAAGAGATCATTAGCACACTCAGTATCGTAGCACTAGTAACGGTTTTGTCAAACTCTGCTAATGCTATTTCAGATCTTGATACAAAGAATAATCTTAGCCTGGAACAGGCTCAGACATCGGAAACCGCCTCGAAAGAGGTTTTTTTGGTTTCTAAAGCAAAAAAACTAGAGAGTTTTGAGAACAAGGTTTCTCTGACTGATTTAGAACTAAAAGAACTGCTATCTCTCGTAGGCTTCAAGGGCAAAGACCTTGTAGTTGCTTGGGCAGTGGCTAAAAAAGAGTCTAATGGGCGACCACTGGCTTTTAATGGCAACCACAAGACTGGTGACTCATCTTATGGAATGTTTCAAATCAATATGATTGATACCCTTGGTCCTGATCGTAGAACCAAGTTTGATCTTAACTCTAACGCCGAACTTTTTAATCCCGTAAAAAATGCTGAAATTGCATACTACATGACAAACGGTGGAGAAGATTGGTCTTCTTGGAAGGGTATTACCCCAAAGACCAAAATGTGGATGAACAAATTTCCTAAGTAGTATATCAAATTAGGACCCCTCTTAGGAGGGGTTCTTTTTTGTTTCTTGAAGAATCCAATTGTAGGTTTTTTCAATTCCATCTCTAAGAGACATTGAATAATCCCAACCCAACTTATCTCTAACCAAGTCATTATTAGAATTTCTTCCTCTAACACCAAGAGGTCCAGGAATGTGCATCTTGCTTAAAGTCTTTCCTTCAATGCTGCAGGCAATATCTACTAGTTGATTGATTGTAACCATTTCTTCAGACCCAATATTGACTGGTCCAGTAAAATCTGAGTCCATAAGCCTTCTTGTTGCTTCTATGCATTCGTCTATGTATAGGAATGAGCGGGTTTGTTCTCCGTCCCCCCAAATTTCTATAAAGCCATCTGCTTGTATAACTTTTCGACACATTGCAGCAGGAGCCTTTTCTTTTCCACCATCCCAAGTTCCTTCTGGTCCATAGATATTGTGATAACGAGCAATGGCTACTGGGATTTTGTTGTTTCTGTTAAAGGCTAAAAACATTCTTTCGCTAAATAGTTTTTCCCAGCCATACTCGCTGTCAGGATCTGCAGGGTATGCATCAGACTCTTTCAATCCAGGATTATTAACATCCAACTGTTTATAATCAGGATACATGCAGGCAGAACTTGAGTAGAATATCTTTGTCTTATTGATACCATATTTATCATTTAGTCTTGATTGTGCTCTTAGTAAATTTAAATTAATTAGTGCTGAGTTTTCCATTATCTGAGAGTCATGCTCTCCAGTAAATATATATCCAGCACCCCCCATGTCAGCAGCAAACTGGTAAATCTCATCAAACGCTGATGTGCCCATAGGGTCTATTACGTTTTCAACATTTTCATATACAGATAAATCTCCAATTACAAAATGATCAGCAAACGAAATAGAAAAGTCTGGATATTTTAGGTCTGCGCCTCTAACCCAATAGCCTTCTGATTTTAATCTTTTAACCATGTGGCTGCCAATAAAGCCACCTGCTCCTAAAACTAACGCTTTTTTCATTTATTCTCCATAACTCTTATACTTAAAGTATATCCCTATATTTAGATATTTCATTTTCCCAAAACTCTGATATATGCAACTGCTTGTGAAGTCCAGGATGAGGGTAGTGTGCTCCAGGACCCTTTACTCTACCATAATCATATGCAATTTTGTGGTAGTCGTAAGCATAATCAAATGGCTCTGGGTACATGTCTTTCCATCCCTGGTGGCATCCATCCCATCCTATCATTTCATATTGTGGCAACAATTCTGAAACATTATTGGCAGAAACCCCAAGTTCAAAATTTGAAGGAAATTCTTTTTTTGTTGTGTCTGGAACATAATGCCTAAAGTTATTTTTTATAAACTGTTCTTGCTCTTCGGTCATTCCGTTTGACCATGTAGTCCAAATTAGTTTAATTCCAGATGCCTCGCAAAATGCTTCTAACATTTTTATGTGATCAAGATTTTGATAGTAAACCCATTCATATGGCAAAATTTCTTCATAATCCCAAGGAGCACTTGCTTTAGTCTTTTTAGCCTTATGATTAATAAACCATTCGTGCATTGCTTCTCCATTATCACTAACAAAATATAATCTTTCAAAATTAGCAAAATGAGCAATAACTATTTCGGGCTTATATTGATATTGATGAATCATTCCAAAAAAACTTGACACCAACTTGTTTGCAGATGCTCCAGAATAAGATATATTGCCAATACTGGTTCCTGTGCGACTAGAAAGAAGGTTTGTCCATCTAAGATGTTCTGGTAAACCTTGTCCAAGCGTTATAGAGCATCCTAGGGCTATGATTGGTGGCTTTGTAGAAAACTCTACCGACCTTAATCCATCACTGTTCCATGTATATTCGTATTCTGGTCTTTCTATTTCTGAATGCCCTGCTAAAATTTTTTGTGTACTGCTATAATTTTTTTTTGGTTTAGTTTTGTCAAAACCAACATGAGGAATAACTCTTGGGTTAAACATATCGAATAACATTAGTAAATAATATTCCCTTTTTTAATTTTTCTATATTTGCGCCACATTTTAAATTTATAGACTATTCTTTTTAGCATTTTGATTCTGGCCATTCTCTCCACCACATCTTTTTTCCATTATCCAAGATATGGTTATTCCAAGAGTAAGGCTCTCCTATTGCTTTAGGTGGATTGTCAAAAAAATCCCAAGTTTCAATTCCTTTTTGATTTCTATTTCTATGTATGTACGCTGTATAAGTGCTTCCTGAAGTTCCTACAAAATTTGTAGCATGATGCATAACTAGGTTACAAATTAAACCAAAAACAACTTCATCTTGAAACGGCAAAGCCATAAACTCATCTTTAAAATTGTGTACAATATACTCATCTAATAGAATAAACCTGTGCTTATTGTCTTGAACCATTTTGTGTCCTGGTTCACAGGTTGTCACAACTATTGGCAAATTGTTTTGCCCAAACTTGTCTAGCCAGCCTTCAAACATTTCTTGAGTAGTATTGAACATCTTAACATGATCTGACAACCTTAGATGCATTCCCTGAAAATGACCAATAGAATAATAAATTTTATCTGCTAGATCTGTGTATTCTTTTTTAAACTTAACTGATGATATTGCCTTATTTAACTTTTGACTTCTATTATAAAAAAATCTAGAATACCAGCCTAGTGTAAATTTTATGTGAAGAGTCTTGTCTAGTGGAACTCTCTGTCGTCCTTCGGCAAACATAAGTTCGTCCTCTGAAACTGTTTCACTATTACTATAATAAAAACCATTAATCATGTCATCAATAACAAATTCTTCTTGTGGAAAACTATTTATTTTTTCATTAATAAAAATCAAATTTTGATCAAAGTCAAGTAAATCCAAAAGGTGTGGAAATTGGTTTGCATTTGTAAAACCTTCTCTTTGGCTATTATAAAATCTGCTTGGTGTAAAAATAGGTATACTATTTGTGCTATATAAATTTGTATCAGCAGTATATTTTGCATAGTGAATTATTGCTGGAACATTTAACTCATCAGATAATCCTGCTGCCAACTCAAGACTCATCACCTGATTTATAAGACCTGTTGGATTATATAACTGAAAAAATAGTTTATTCATTTACATTACTTCTGTTTTTGGCTCTTCGCTATCAACTTTTTTACGGATGTCAGTGTATAGGTACTGTGGGCCATGCTTAAAAAACCAATGATCTGGTTCTGTGTAAAAAAAGAAAGCATTTGCAACTAAATTATTATGTGGATTTGGAAACTCTTCTCTCCAGTGCTCTTGATCATTTCCATATGAGATTACTGCATCATTTTCTTCTGGCTCGAACTTTATTCCCTCTACATAAAAATCCCAAGGTGTCTTATGGAATATTGTATAGTTAATGTGGTATGTGCAGGCATTATCATCTTTGTGTTTCCAGAGTCTTGCTTTTTCACCTTCATAAACACTTATAAGGCACCAAGATGGTAGCAGTGTTTCTGATTCAAACTCTTCTTTTGCTAATGGCAATAGCATCTCATGAAATCTTTTTAATGGTTCTGTATTTTCTTTATGAGTTCCGTCCCAAACTGCCCACTGATGTCTTCCAAATCCTTCATCAAAAGTACTTTTATCAGTTGCCCATAAATTCATTGCTAAATTTTGCAAAGCCTTATGCTCTTCTGGTGGCAAAACTGTTTTTAATAAATATGGAGATTTCATGTTACCACTTACCAATAGGACAGGTTGCAGCCTCTACCTTAGTCTTTAAATGCATCAGACATCCACACTTTTTACACTGTTTTGTTAATTTTATTAGTTCTGGACATGCTTTGCAAATTTCAAATCTTCTATTGCTAACTTCGTCATTGTCTACTAATTTACTTGGATCTAATAAGTGCCAAGGTCTTGCTGCACCTGCTGCAATTTTCCATTCATCCCATTTTGACATAAATACCCCTTTAAATTATTGTTGATTGATTATGTTTTCGCCGTCCCAGACATCACCAATAGATGCTGTTTGTCCTTCTGGAACTTTAATTATTGTTGTTTCTTCTTCTTCAGAAAAAATTACTGACATCATGTCATTACTTTGAGTATTGGCTTGTCCAAACCAAGTTAAAAGAATTATATCATTACAAACATATGAATATAAACTTGTGTTTGATCCTTCTTTTAATGATGTAGGGTCTCCACCATTAAATTTTGTTCCATCCCAAATAGCACCACTTCTAACAGACATTCCAAATTCTGTTAAATTTTTTCCAACAATTGGAAAACCGCTTAATAAAGCATTATCAACTCTTTCTTGTCTATTGGCAAATTCAGCAGGATATGAAAATGAATTCCAAACATCCCAAGTTCCTTGACTATTTTTTACTACACATGCGTACATTTTCTCTCCTTATTGTTATATAAGTATACCATTCTAATCACCGCATGGCCCAGGTACGCAAGCACCAAATGATCCACCACAGAATTGTCCATCACCACAATATCCTCCACCAGATGCCGTTGGGGTAGGTGTTGGTGCTGCTGCTGGTACTGGAGTAGGTGCTGCTGCTGGTACTGGAGTAGGTGCTGCAACTGGTGTAGGTGCTGCTGGTACTGGTGCAACAGGTGCTGCTGGTACTGGAGCAACAGGGGTAGGTGCTGCAGCAGGAACTGGAACTGGTGCTACTGGAGCAGCGGGAACTGGTGTAGGTGCTGCTGGTACTGGAGTAGGTGCTGCTGGAACTGGAGTAGGTGCTGCTGGTACTGGAGTAGGAAGTGATGGACATGTGCATAATCCATTACATCCAATTGTTCCAGCACATCCATCTGGGCCTAAGCATGAGTTTCCTTGGTTTGGACTACATGCTGCTGGGACTGGTGTTGCTGGGACTGGAGTAGGTGGTGGCGCACTTGGTGTAACAGGAACAGGTGTAGGTGCTACAGGGGTTGCAGGAACTGGTGTAGGTGCAACTGGCGTTGCAGGTACTGGAGTAGGGGCTGTAGGAGTAGTTGGTGCAGGAGTATCATAACATTGTCCACCAGTATATGTATATCCACATGCTGCACACTGGCTTGAATTAAGTGAAGAAGCATCAGAGCAGTCAAGTGCTACTGGAGTTGCAGGAACTGGAGTAGGTGTAGTTGGTGCAACTGGCGTAGTTGGAGTTGTTGGTGCAACTGGCGTAGTTGGAGCAACTGGTGTGGTTGGTGTAGCAGGGGTAGGTGCTGGAGTTACACACTCTCCATATAGTGCACTCCATACTAATCCACAACCAGCACAATCAGACTGTGTAAGAGTGTTCACATCATTGCAATCTGGACCTGCTACAGGTGTGATAGGTACTGCAGCAGGGGTAGGTGCTGGAGTTACACACTCTCCATATAGTGCACTCCATACTAATCCACAACCAGCACAATCAGACTGTGTAAGAGTGTTCACATCATTGCAATCTGGACCTGCTACAGGAGTAGTTGGTGCAACTGGTGTAGTTGGTGCAACTGGTGTAGTTGGTGCAACTGGTGTAGTTGGAGTTGTTGGAGCAACAGGTGTTGCAGGAACAGGTGTTGGAGCAACAGGTGTTGCAGGAACAGGTGTTGGAGCAACAGGTGTTGCAGGAACTGGTGTTGGAGCAACAGGTGTTGCAGGAACTGGTGTTGGTGCTACAGGAGTAGGTGTTGGAGCAGGTGGATCAGAAAATACTGCTGTTATTGTTAAATTACCATTACATGTAATTGTTTGTCCTGCAGAGAAGTTAGGGTAAGAGTCTACAAAAGTACAAGAATCTGATTGAACATAATATCCAAAGAATCCACCCATACCAGGTCCTGGTGTTGGAGTAGTTGAAGGGATTGTATATGAACCAGTATGTGTTGTATTTGGAGGGCAAACAGATCCAGAATTACAATTATATGTTACGTTATAAAATGTTTGAGAATTTGAACCTTCGTAAATATCTCCATATGCAATCCAAGAATTTGTTCCAACTTTTAATAAAGTTGCACTTCCATACCGACTATCGATAAATAGTTGTGAGTTCTTGCTATTAATTGTAACTCCAGATGCTGCAACAAAAGTTGTTCTTCCTGATCCTATTTCAACTACAGTATATTTATATCCAACAGGTATTTCAACTGCAGAATTTAGCGGTACAGTCAAATTCATTGGAGATGATGTAGAAAGCAAAATTGTTTTATTAACATCTAGGGGATCTAAAGTAAATCCAGATGTCTTAGTTATTACAGTATTGTTGTTTAGTAGTTGTGGCTCAAGGTCAAACCTTAAATCAACAGAGTTCCAATCAATACCGTCTCCTGCAAGATCAGGGTATCCTCCAGCAGCACCATTAATAGCATTGGTTACTGCTGTAGTTACAAATGCTTGTGTTGCTAGGTTTGCTGTGTTTGGTATACCGTGAACATCTGTGGTATCTGCATTATGTGCAGTAATTGCTGCATTTCTATTTACTACCTCTGCAGCATCTGCGTCTACAAGGGTTTGAAGGTGTTTTGCCATAGATGGGACTGGAAGGATTGCTGGGTTTGTATTTGCACCATCATAAGTATATGTTCCGTAGTGATAAAGTCTTAGCGCTGCCTGAATATCTGCTGCATCTGAAAGGCCAGGTATTTTGGTATTGAAGAGCCCAGTACCACCGACGGTATTGTCAATATTCTCTTCTGCCACTATAGATCACCCTTTTTCATTATACCACCGTAATAAATAGGTGGACGTTTTTAGTTCCCGTTAAAGGTACCCAGTTTGTTCCATCATATTCTACACCCTTTATTTCAAGTGGTAAAGCCAAAAATCCTGAACTAGTGTTTAGTTCTTTTACTACTAAAGTAGTTGCCAATGCTCCACCAGAGTCGGGGGATGATATGGAATACTGTACGCTAAAGTTAGAAGAGTCTACAGTTGTATTATCCTGAAACAAATATATATCTGTTACATTAATTGGCGGGATAGTAAGTTTTCCATTTGCAGCAGTTACTGTTTTAGTAGAAGAATAAAAGTCTGTTTTAAGGCTAACTACTGGAGTCCACTGTAGTCCACTTGGTGTACCAATTAACTGAAAGACAGTTTTAAATGTTGTAGAACTAGGGTTTGCGTCTACTGCAATATCTAATGCCTGAACATCTTGCACGATATAAGATGCAACAGTAGCATCTCTAGGGTCTCCAAGCGTTCCAATAATAATACTTCCACGATCACCCTGTGGTCCTATATCTAAATCAAGACTGATTGTTTCTGGTCCACCAAATACCGTCAGGTCGTCATTTGATAAAAGTATATCTGCCACTTTTAAGCCCCTGTCGCAGGGAATTCTGCAATAACTATTCCAGAGTTTTCAGTATTTGTATAATTTAAAGCACCTGTAACAGAGAAGAAGTCTGCAGCAATTCCAGTGCAAAGAGTGTATCCAGTTTTAGGTGTTAATAATATTTGTGCTACATATGTTCTAGATGCTTTAAACGTTCCAGTAAAGTTTTCATAAACAACTGGATCAGTTAAAGATTTTTCTTTCCATGAAAGTGTAACTGTATACTGATCAGTTGAAGCAACTGATGTACTTGGTATTGCAGCCTTAACTGGAGCAGTAACTCCGTTTATTGCTGAAAGTGAAATTGGTTTTGCAGTTTTTGGAAATGTTGCAGTTATTACTGCATTTGCGGATGGTGCTGCATAAGCAGGATTTGTTGTAAGATTAGCACCCTCTACAGAAAACTTGTTAGCAGGAGTGCCAGAAATTTTATATGGTGGTCTTGGTGTTATAGTTATCTTTGCTTTGTATGCTTTGTCTGGATCAAATGTTGATGTAGAAAGCAATGTTGTTCCATTTGGCTCGTACCAAACAACTGATCCATAATATTCTGCTGTCTCAATAACTGAAGTATCTGGCTCGGCACATGTAACTGGTACTGTTAATCCTAAAATATTATAGTCTGATAGTGATCCTTGAGTATTTAAGTTAGCACCAGATACCTGATCAGTGATTGTGATTTTACCACTAAGCAAGGTTTGAACAACTTCGTATTGACCACTTCCTGGAACGCTTGCTGGTTTTCTAACCTCTACGTCATAGACATACTCTGTTCCAGCAACCAATGTCTGTGCATCTGTTGGCCTTATTGCACACAAAACATGTGTGTTGTCGTCTGAAACTCTAGCAAAACATCTAATTGGCTGTTGTAATGCGCCTGGGTCTATTGGACCTCTGGCTGTTGCAATTGTAAATTGTGCACTATCATAGGGTGCTGATGAATCTGTAACATAGTCTGGGTCATTAGCAAAGTTTGTTGGCATATAGTATGAACTTAAATCAAAAACCGTTCCATCGTTCTTTTTCGGGTAGATACGAAACTCAAAGGTATCACCCTTATAGTAATTAAAGTCATATATTGCTGGAAATGCCATGGTTTTATTATACCACGCTGACGTAGACAGAATTGAAGATTACTGATGCATCAAAATCTGTTCTAATCTGTGGAACTGCTCCATTACCCCACATAGCAGTATTTTCAATAAAGATCTTTTGGGTAACTGAAAGGTTGTAGGTGTTTTGATACTTAAGAGAGCCTACGAACTGGACAAACTCCTGATCATTGCTTGCAAAATAGGTTCTTAGCCAAACCTCTGTATTAGAACTATATGTTGTTAGTTCAAAGTTGTATGTTACTGACACTTGGGAGCCTTCTTTTATGCCGTGGAAGTTTAGGGCTCTCTGGTGGCTATTCCAAAGACTAGTACAGCCCTCTGGAAGATATTTTTCATTTTGGTTTTTGTCTTTTGTGTCCAACAAAAGAGTTACCCAACCATCGTCTCCTTGAGAGATACCCAGTTTTGTTGGTTTGTCAATAGTGTTTGTATATGAGCCCCATCCTGCTTGTTGTCCTGAAGATGATAAAGAACTTTTTCCATTTACTCCTGCTGGACCACGATCTCCTTTGGGGCCAGGCTCTCCCTGTGCTCCCTGTAAACCTTGTTCGCCATTTCTACCATCTCTACCTGCAGGTCCTTGTGGTCCAACTGGGCCAGGGACTGGAAGAAATGAAAGAGCATTATCTACAGTAGGAGATGCTTGACTTTGTTCTACTTGTGCAGCATATGAAGATTTTTTTGCACCTGGAAAATCCATAGATTTAGAAACAGCCATGGATACATTATCTCACTATATTAAGTCAGTGACTCTATAGATGTAATGATTCCATTAGTAACTGTAACTAATTTACTATCTGGAGTTTCAAATGTTCCTGTTGCTCCCGTTGGTAAATCGCCAAGAGTTGCAATCTGGTTTGCTGGAACTGTAGGATCATTTAGAAATTCTCCATCTAAACCACCATTAATAACAACGCTGTCGCTTGAATAAATCCACAATGGATTTCCTGATTCTGAATAGCCTTCAATTCCATGCACACGAAGACCACCCATTGCTGGACCAGCCAGAACACCATCTGCTCCAAACTGCCAGTAATTATTCCAAGATTCTTCATGACTAAATACATGAGCCTGTCCTGCAACAAATGATGCTGGGGCTCCATTTAGGTTTGCTGTAATAGTTATTAAACCAGCACTTGGTGAGTCCTGCGTAATTGAATCAATAGTTACTATGTCTCCGCCTGGATAAAATAATGTATCCCCTACATAAACATTTGCTGAATTACTTGTTATAAAGTAAGTATTGCTTATTGGGTTGTCGTTTGTATAAGTATTAATAACAGTTGCTGGCTTTGTACTAATGCTTACACTTCTTCCGCCATCAGAAACACGAACGTGGTTTGTTTCTCCTCCAACAAATAAATCTGCTGTAGAGGCATCTTGTGTTCCTCCTGCACGAATATGAATATGGTTTGGTGCTGTTGGATCAATAATCAAATACTGATCTTGCTGATATTGGTTTGTAATCAAATCTGCATCTGGAACTAGGTCTATTGTTCCCCTGTTATATCCATCACCAGATGCTGTTCCTGCACCAATAATTTTTACACCATCAAAAGTTATATCTCCAGTGTTTGCTGTTCCACCAGAACCATCTGCACCTTTTGCTGCAAGAAGATCCCAGTAAGTGTTACCAACACCAGGAACATATCCAGCAGATGTGTAAACATTTCTGTACCAAAGTTGTCCACCATATGTAACAACTGCTCCAGCACTATAAACTACGCCACCGTTATATTCGCCAAGATAATCCCAAAGTGCGTCTGCACCGTTTGTACCATTTGTTCCGTTTGTACCATTTGTTCCGTTTGTACCATTTGTTCCGTTTGTACCATTTGCACCCTTTGCTGCAATCAAATCAAACTTAACTGTATTGGTTGGAAGTGTTCCAGCAGTTGTTACTGACTTTGTATAATAAAGTTGTCCTTGATAAACTACGACATC